ATTTTCCCACAATCTAACATTTCGTCAATCTTGCTCGAATTCGCGCTCTTCCCAGGCTTGGCAGGAGCGCATGTCGTGGCAGATGAACTCGAACTTGTGGCAGTAGCCACGATAGCCAGCGCCAACATCCCATTGATTCCAAGGAATGCGATCCATTTTTGCTTGCATCAATGGGGTCGCCTCAAAATATTCGCAGTTGGAGCAGCGACGACGACGCGCCTCTTTCTCATCGACCTGCATGGCCTTGGCCAACGCCATCCAGTACGGCTTGTTCGCGCCTGGTTCATTGGACGGATTCTCAGGGCCGAGCATCCAGTCGTCGATCACCACCTGGGTGTTCTTCTTGTTCTCGGCCGCCGTGATGAACGGCTCGTCGATGGGCAGGCCGTTGAAGCCAGCCATCATGATCTTTGGCATGTCCATGTGGTTCTCCTTAAGTGATCTCGCGGCCGCTTGCGAGAATGGTCAGCGACGTGGCAGCGCTGGCGATGGTCGAAATGAAGCCACCAGGCTCCAGCGCATGGTCAACCAGTTCGGGGAAAGTGTAGGTCTCATAAGGTGCGATCGCACGCGAATCGACGATCAGGTTGGTCACGCCAGCAGAGCCGCCACTGGTCACCAGGTTGACGCTGATGGTCACGTTAACCGCGCTGGTGTTGGTGGCCGTGAACTTGTCGATGATGGTCTTGCAGTTGGTCGCGGTGTACTGCGTGGTTTGGACGTTCTCGGCCTGCTTGGCCTGGATGAGGGTCTTGACGGTGACGGTCATGGTTGCTCCTTAGACGATGCTTGTGATGACGCCGTTGACGACGGTGATTACCTCGCCGCTGGCCGCTGTGAACGAGCCAGACGCGCCAGTGTTCTCGAAGGCCATCGTGCCAAGGCCTGTCACGGCAATGGTGATGGAGCCGTCTGCATTGGTGATCTGGATGTTGGCACCTGCTGTCAGGTAATGGTTTTCCCAGCGCTGCTGGGTTGCGTCGTAGATCAGCACCTGGCCTGCCAATGGCGTGCCTGTGCCATTGATGTAGACGTCCTGCAGCCGCGACAGCGCCTCGGCCACGGTCATGCGCACGAAGATTGAGCCAGAGCCGCCACTGCCTGCGTTGATGACCACGGCCACCGGCACATCGATGGCCGGAGCCACTGGCTTGACGTTGGTCCACGTGCCAGGCGTTGCCGGGTCGAAATACAACAGGTCTCCGTCGGCCCAGACCTCACCGTAAGGGGTGCCAGTGGTGTCGATTCCGCGCACCAGGCCGAAGCTGGTTACGTACCCAAAGGCATTGTTGGAAATATCCTGCGTCGCCACCCCCATCATGTAGTCCGACAACACCGAGCCGTCTGCCACAGCTTTGCCGAATGTCAGCTTGCCAGACGCTCCGACCGTGCCGGTGAACATCACAGGCGTGCCGTTTGCTATCGTCGCGCCACTGGTGTTCTTGGCGTAGTACATCAACTCCTGGCCGACCTGCAGCACACTGCCACCGTACAGTCCTACGTCCATCGTTCCGTCGTCACGGTTCCACTGCACGCGCCTGGCTTGGCTGACGTGCGGTCCGATCTCAGGAAGGTCGATGTAGTCGGTGACGACCGAGTTATTGTTCTGCTTCACCGGCGCCGTGGCCAACATCTCCAGCGCGTTTGCAATACGAGAGAGTTGCGCCAGCGTGTTGTTGGCCACAGCTAGCGCGCTTCCTGCTTCGGTCTTGACCTCGTTCACCACGTCCGGTGCGATGGAGTCAGCCAGCGCAAACAGCGCCTCGAATTGCTTGATCTGCTCATGCCCCTTGAGGAACGTGGCGAGCTGATCGCGGGTTAAATTTAGCGCGGCCATAATCAGTACGCCAGCCCTTCAATCTGGGCCTCAAGACGGGCAAAGGACAGGTGCGCCTGCGTGTCTCCGCGAAATCGCTGGATTCGCCAGTTTCGCATGTGCCCTTGTTGGAACCACGCCAGGCGCTTGGTGGTGTTGCCTGTCGTGCCGACGCGGATCGGACGGTCCTGACTCCAGGACATGCCGTCTACCGAGTAGCTGGTGCTGATGATCGGGTCTTTGCCCAGGGCCACGCGGCCGGTGAGCGCCACCAGTTCGAGTTCGTGGAAGATCGCGCCGTTGCCCTCGTTGTAGGCAATGATGGTGCCGAACTCCCAGCGCACGATCTGGCCCCAATGCTCGCCGGTGGTGTCCACCATGTAGCCGATGGTGCTGGACTGAGGATCGCCGACCAGCCACTTGTCGTAGGCCCAGACCAAGTTGCGCGCACGATACTGGCTGAAACCGACCGTCGATGTGGTCAGAGTGAACCACACCTGTTCGCCAAGCGCCTCGGACGCTGCCGCGTCGTAGACGATGGTGCGGTCCGGCAGATGCACGTACAGGTGCTGGTGGTTCTTGTCGTTGCGCGCTTCCAGCTTGACAGTGGCCAGTTGCGCCTCGGTGTAGTTCAGCAGCACATGGTCGATCTCTTGCGTGCTGATCTTTTGAGCGTTGGCATTCGCGCCCAGGTAGATGCCTGGTTCCTCGTTGCGGCCGCTGCCCAGGAAGGCAACCGCCTCCAGGTAGACGCAGCAGGCGAACGTGCCGACGACGCCCTTCTGAATCTGCGCGCCGTCGATGCGCTGGAACGGGAAGAAGTCGCCACCCACGTTGTCGAACACCTCGATGGTGTTGCGGTTCAGCGCGTAGATTTCGTTGCGCAGCTTGAGCAGCGCCACCACAGGGTCTGGGTCTACTTCAGACGAGCCGTACTTCAACGGGTTGACCTGGGTAGGATCGGTCAGTTCGGTGACGACCAGAAACTCGCCGTCGGTGGTCATGAAGTAGCCATCCACCCACACCACATCCAGCACGACGCCAAGGTCTGGGTCGGTCACCTGGATCAGCCCAAGCGATTGAGACCAGTAGTACAGCCGACCACCGGACGCAATCGCCAGGCGGTCGAAGCTGTAGTCCATCGTCACCAGCGTGTTGACCGGGCCGCCAACGTCGCCCAACACGGTCACGACGCCAGCATTGTTCACTTGGACCAGCTTGGTGCCCATGACACGGTAGCAGATGCCGTTCCAGTTGATGCCACCACGGTCTGTGCCTGGGCCGCTGCCGTTGGCCACGATGCCATCGCCAGGACGCAAGAAGCCGGAGCTGATGCCGCTGTTCTTTGGCACCGGCACCATGTTGACCGGGTAGCTCGTGCGCAGGTCCGGGCCGTTGTCGGTGTAGATGCCGTTCAGGATTGGTATCTGCATAGCCTCACCACTTCACCTTTGACGCCCACCAGGCGGCAGACATCTTGCCCTTGGCAATGTTGCCGGCGTGCCGGGCCTTGAACGACTCGCGCCGCGCCTTGTCGGCCTTGCTCTCGCCTTCGCGCTTTGGAGACCCAGAGACGCCCTGCTGGCCGAACCTGATCGTCTTGACCTGGTCGCCAGCCTTGGCCACGACGACGTGGCTCTTGGTCGGATGCGATGGCGTGCGCTTGGGCTTGTTGAAGCCCTGCACGCCGACGCGTTCCAGCCGTGGGTCTTTCTTGGATGCCATGATCAGGCGATCCGGTACCAGGAGTTGGTGGCCTGCACAAAGCGCATGCGGAAGAAGTCCTCGGCAGCAAGTGTGCTGGGTGCGCCGTAGGCAGCCGTCGCGCCGTTCAGCGCCAGCGTGAAGCCGGTGATCTGCTGCGTGGTGGTCACCAGCACTTCGGTGCCATCAGGCGTCTGGGTGTTCAGCGGCAGGGTGATGGTGCCCAGCGCCAGCGTACCGGCAGGCTGGATCAGCATCCACTGCTGGGCAGCCACAGGCGTTGGCACGGCCAGGTTGAAGCCAGTGCCAGGCGTGTAGACGTTTGTGGCCAGCGTTGGGCTGGCGAAGGTCTGCTGGAAGTACTGCAACAGCGACGAGACAGGCAGACGACGCGCGTCGCCGTTGTTCGGGCTGTAGACGGGCACTTGGTCGCCAGGAGAGACCTGGGCCAGCAGCGGGAGTTGGTTGATGGTTGGCATGGGTCAATCCTTTCAGTTGAACTCGATGGGTCCGTCCTGCCCGGCCAAAACCGGATCGACAGGAGGACGCAGGAATGGGTCGTCGTAG